GTGTCGGGCCACGCGTGAAGGCGGGGGGGGTCTAGGAGACTCCTTAAGGGGGGTATATGGGCTGTTTTCACGGGTTGTGCGGGGCAGGGCGGGGGCGGGCCTGCTTATGTTTGTCGCGTCTGGCATTCACATGGGGGAACATCCCGACCGCGTCAGAGTTCACGGCGCGTTGGATTTCCTTGGCTCGGCTACGCATCCAGAAGTGAGAGCGACCATACATCTTCCCGATCGTGCGGGAGTCTAGGCATCCGGGCAGGGACAGCGCCCACCTCACCGTCTCGACGTGACGACGGAAGGCGAAGTTATCCGTCGCGGCCAGCGCGTCGATGAAGCCTTTTAACATCACGCCCACATGATCGCGAGAGATGAAGGCTTCAGTCTCCTTGCGTAGGTTGTCACCGTCCTTCGTCGACCAGGCAGGATGATTGGCATCCACTTGGAACACGTGCCGGGACTGCGACATCTCGCGGTAAGGCAGCACGCCGTTCTCGCGCATCTTCTCCTGCACCTTCTTCGGCTGGGCAAAGAACCAAGCGTCAAAGCTCTTCGCATCCCTAGCCGGAGCAGAGAGGTCGTTGATGCTGGCCTTGGTCACGCACTGTAGTGGAAAGGATATTACTCGGCGGGCAATCAGCAAAAGGTTAGAGCCTCTTGCATCTGTTTTCCCATAGCCCTGTCACGAGGTTTACCTTGAGGATGCCATCCCTGACCATGGTGCGGAACATATGCTCGGGCGACTTAGATCGAAGGGCTGTCCCTACTCCGCCGGTCATCTGTCGGATGATGCCTATAATTGTCTCTTCGCCTCTCCCCAAGGTTTGCAGCCATTGCATCTTGGTCTGGCATTCCTCCTGGCGTTGCATGAACCGTTGCATAGCCTGCAGTCTGTATTGCTTGCGCTCGGCGATAGACTTACGGCCTATGGCAGCCCTTGCCTCCATGGCTGGCTTGGTAGCCGGGTCTTTCCATTGGGTTGCGTAAGCCTTCAGCTCGTTGATGATCTTGGCCCGGGCATGCTTGCGCCGTTCCTCGGACGCGGCCTGTTCGGCGGGGGTTCGTTTCTTGCGGTAGTAGGGCATGGTCGTCAGATGTATTTTGTCTCTCAAGGGGAGGGGGGTAGGCCGCCGTCAAGGCGAGCCGTATCCCTTCCTCCCTCTCTACATGCATGTCCCTGTAGCATACAGGGACTGCAGTAGAGACATAGATTTGTCGTCGGTTTTGTCGTCGGTTTTGTATAAGGGATTTAACATTAGGTTGCCATAGACCATTTTAAGGCGTTTAGGCTGGTTGAGGCGGGGGTGGTAGCCATCACCCCTTCAGAGGGGCATTGGCGGGCCACGGAGAGGGGTCTAATAGCCCTCCCCAGAGTCGACTATGGGTGGGGTAGAGCGTACCCAGCGGATTTCTCCCTTGTTCGGGGAGTGACGGATGTAGATTTCCCCGCAAGGCTTGAAGCCATCGGTCATGCCGGCACGGCTGCGCCTCTTGGTCAGGCCGAAGCGGTAGATCGGTTCGTCGCCCTGGCATCGCTGGAGGCAGGCAATCTCGCGTGCCCAGTTAGTGACCTCGGAACTGCCGAAGAGTTGATAGGCAAGGTCGGCGATGGTCTGGCCTTCCTTGTCCTTGGATGACTTCGGCTTCCCGGTGTGGTGCATGAAGACCACGATGACACCCGTCTCGTTGAGGATGGGCTGGATGATGTGGCGCAGGAACTTGGCGGCCTCGGCTGTCTCGGAGATGTCCGCACCGACAAACGCCATGAGAGGATCGATGAATGCAATCGTCGCCTGATGCTGGATTACGAGCTTACGCAGGACGTCGCCGAACTCCTTGCCCGTGGCGACGCTCTCGCGGTAGATGAACATCCTCTCCTTAAGTTCGTTGCGCTCGTCTTGGTCGAGGTGAAGGCCGTCAATCTGATCCTGCATAGACTCGGCTACGTCTCCGGCGTCGTTCTCAGCCTGGATGACCAGCGTCCGCATCTTCATGCCGTTGTCCGTCTTGATGCCGAAGAAGTCCTGCCCCAGCGTCCAGTTGATGGCGGCCTGCATCATCAGGGCAGACTTACCCGTGCCGGCCTGACCAGCCATGACCAGGGAACCTCCCCGGCATAGCCAGCGATTGCCTAGCACGTTGGTCGGGTCAGCCTTGCGGTCAAAGGCCATCAGCTCGTCGATGGGCATGCGCTGGGCGCTACCCCTTTTGGCCACGGCCTTGCGCTTGTCTGCTAGTCGGGCATAATGCTCGAGCAGGGTGTCCGGGTCGGTGACATTAGATTGAATGACTGACGCCTCGCGCATGAAGGCGGCGTCGGCGACCATGTCGATGTGCTCTTGCCTTAACTCGCCAAATCCAGCGTACGCGGTCAGGTCATTGATGAACGGGTAATCAACCGAAGAGCCGACAGAGTTGAGGTAGGCTGGGACGGTTGCCTCATCTGCTGCTTTGCCATCGGCCTGCAGGTACAGGATCGCGGCGGCGACCTCCTGGTGCTTAGGCTCGAAGAAGTCGGACGGCTTGAGGTTTACCGGGAAGGGCAGGTTTTCACGCAGAAGCACACCGAGGAGGTGGCGTTCCGCCGGCACGTTGTTCGGAGGGGTCATGGAAGAGAGGGTTGGGGTTTGGGGGCGTGGGTGCCCTTGGTCAAGATGCTTTGCGAAGGATGCGGTCGAGGTCGGCCTTGCGGTAGTAAGGGACGCTCCGAGGATTGCGGAGGATGCGGACAGGGAGGGCCATGCCGTCGATGCGGTATTGCACGCCGCGGACGGTGCGCCGGTGCTTGTGGGCATACTCGGAGAGGGTGACCCATCCCTTAGGGGCCTTGAACTTGTCCAGGGCTTCAGCTGCGGCCTTGGCGGCGGGCCAAGTCTTGAACCTGGGCGACAGGCGATAGATGAAGCGGCCTCGGCGGATGGTCTTCTGCTCGGCGTAGCCCGCCTTGACGATGCGGGCGAGCGGCAGGGAGACTCCGGCCCGGGTCGTATAGCCTAGGAGGCGGACGACCTCCGTGGTCTTGTGCCAGCCTTCAGGGGTGTCGTCGGCGTTGATCGCGGCGACGAGGGCGTGGGCGTCGAAGCGCTTCATAGCACAGCCCCCCACTGCTCTGCCATTGCTTCGGCAACGCCTACAAATGTTTTGCTGCTCTGCTTTGCGTTCTTGCTTACTCCGATTGAATAAGAATGCCCACGCTTCTTACCTCCAGTATTAGATGGAAGGTATGGCTTATGCTCTTTGACGATTTTAGTCGGGATAAGCTTTGGCAGGTTCTTAAGCCACAGGAGCGTGCGCTTGCTGTATGCGTGACCAAACTGCCAAGGCTGTATTGCCTGGGTGTGTTCTGGCAGATTGTAAACCTTCATGGGCGTAGGGTTCTCAACGGCGATAAACTTTGCTTTAGCGTTCAGCATAGCATTGAAGAAATCCTTGGCAGCTAGTCCCAGTGAAAGCCTTTGTTGGTTTAACTCTCCGCCAGCATAAAGCCATCGAGCACCGGCCTTGCTAAGGTATGTGCAAGGAGGGTGGGCGATTACCAAATCCCATCCTGCGTTGATGTGTTTAAGTACGTCGTCCTTAATATGCCATTCTGGATGGCCTCCAGAGCAGTCCTGCACGTCGCAACTGTAAGCTTCAAATCCTCTAGCCCTGAAAGCCTTGCATACCGTTTGGCTTTCTTCGCAAGCAATGAGTATGCGCTTCATCGGGCCTTCGGGGTGAAGACCTTGAGGTCGGTGGTCCAGACCCAGCGGGAGCCGACGCGGTGGACGAGCCAGACCTTCCAGTCCTTGCCGTCGACCCAGCCGGCGGCGAAGCCTGAGCCCCAGCGGGAGGTGGCTAGGCGGTGCGACGCGTAGGCCATGGCGTCCTTCTGGCAGAGACAGCCGGCGGAGAAAGCGGCGCCGCCCTCGGCCTTGGTCAGGTTGACCTGGGCGAGTGTGTGCGTGTGGCCGTGGATCAGCGCGCCGCCTCGGTCGGCGTAGTGCTTGCCCTGCTCTGCGGTGGCGTTGAGGCCGTGGGCGTAGCCGTGGATGAAGGCGACCTGCCCGAGGCGGTAGACGCCCTTCTCGGCGTGATAGGGCAGGATGGTCTTGGCTCCGCAGCTCTTCGCGGTGGTCTTGATGCGGGCCTCGAGGTCGGCGCAGTAGTCGCGCACCAGGGCGGAGCCCGAGGTATGCTGGAGGGCTTGTGCCCGGTGCTCGTGGTTGCCCATCAGGTAGACGGTGGGCTTGGTGCGCTCGAGGAAGTGTTCACCGGCCTCGATGTCGGAGATGAGGGACTCAGCGCCTTCAGCGTCTTGCCCGGCTCCACGGCGGAGCGATCGGAAGTCGAAGCAGTCGCCTAGGTGGACGCGCACGGTCGGCTTGTAGTCCTTGATGAACTCGACGAGGGCCTCGACGGCGTTCTCGTCGGCCATGTCGCCGTGGTTATCGCCGAAGGCTACGAAGCGGGTCGGGGTGCTCATTTGTTGGCGAGGTAAGGGATGGGCTTGCCGGCATCGAAGGCCGCAAGCATCTCGTCACGGCGCTTGCGGGCGATGGTCAGGTCGCCGCCGATGTTCTCGACGATGTCCTTGCCGCGTCGACGCAGGCGGAACCACCAGCAGGAGCCAAGACGCTGGAGGTGATGGTTCGGGTTGTCCTTCACGTTGCGCTCGGACTTGCGGTTGCCGTGGCAGACCGTGAACTTCGGGCAGGAGGCGAGGAAGGCCATGCGGTCGGGGGCGATGCCGATGCGGAGTCCCCACTGGATAGTCTCGCGGGTCAGAGTCTCCATGACTTCGCTAGCAGGCGACCCTCCGACATAATCTGGTTACGGGAGTTAGGTTTGAAGATGTACTCCTGGTCAAAGGAGTGACTAGCCCGCAGCTCTGCGATGCTGTCTAGCTCTTCGTCATTGGCCGGGCCGACGCCGGCGGTGGCAACGTATACAGTGCGAACCTTCCAGCCACGCTCCCAGAGCACGTCCTGAATGACGCGAAGTTCGTTTCCGTACCGCAGATCAGAGCAGACCACAGTCTCAGGGCTAGGCTGGTCAGCGTGCTTCATCACTGGCACCCAGTTAGCGAAGTGCCGGGCGAAGACGTCGGAATCAAGGCGCCGTGCGAAGGTGCCCGCGTTCACAAGGAAATCCCTGTTGGCTACCTTAAAGTCCTCGTTGAAAAAGTCACCCTCTAGCCCGAGATAATCGAGATAGTGGTTGGAGGCTTCCTTGAGCGAGTCTGCGATGTTGATATGCTCTGCGGGTCGTGTCGCCCATTCAAGGAGTCCGGTGCAAAGTGTGTCTTTGCCCGCCCTTGCGAATCCAGCCACGAGCACAAGAGTCGGTGCGGCCATCGGCGTGGGTGCCTCGGTCATGGCTGTTTAGAAGGGGACGCCTTCAGGGGGCAGGGCGTCGGGGACGATGGGCTTCTGGCCGCCCTTGGGGAACGTCAGTTTGTATTTGAACTGCGGCTTGCCGTTCCACTCGCCGTTCGGGATGGCTTCGACGCCGATCAGGCAGGTCTTGCCGAAGGCCGGCTCGCAGTAGGTCATGAACTCGGCGGGGGTCGCGTCAAGGCGCAGCTCTTCGGTGTACTTGCCGGAGAACTTGCCGATGAGCATGGCGAGGGGCTTGCCGTACTTCGAGCCGTAGGACTTCGACAGGCAGTTGCCCTGGTCATCGAGGAAGAACAGGCGGGCGGAGGATGTGCCGTCCTCGTTGTGCTTTACCTTCTGGAACTTCGGCTTGATGAGCTTCAGTTTGTAGGTGCCGTTCACTTCGATGGACTTCAGGGGCGGGCGGTCGTTGTTGGGTTCCATTGTTTTGGTGGGTAAAGGTTTTTCCTCCTGTTGATTCGTCCCTGCTCTTAGAGGGTTCGCTTAATCCGCTCAGGTTAAGGACTGGTGACCATTAAAGGTCAGGACAAGGGGCTTCTTTTATCGCGGAGATGCTCCAAGACCTACAGCCAAAGGAAAAGGTTTGTTAGGCGAAGGAGATGTTGGTCGCGGCGCTGGGCTTGGCGGCGATGTCGATGGTGGTGATTTCGGTCTGGTAGCCGGGCCAGTTGCCCGAGGCCGTGCAGTCCTTATACAGGGTCAGCGCCTTCTCGAAGTCGAAGGCGGCGTTCGTCATCAGTTCCGGCCCCAGCTCGTAGACGGCGGTCGCATAGGGCGGCTCCTTCTCTACGGCGATGAATCGGAAGCCGAGGACGCGGCACTTGTAGGCGGCCTCGACGGCGTGGCGGTAGAAGTAAGCCTGGAGGTTATAGCGATACTTGCGGACGGCCTGAAGGAAGCCGTGCGGGCTTGCGTCTTCGCAGGTCTTGAGGTCGTAGATATAGCCGTCGTCGGAGATGCCGTCGATGGCGCACTTGACCAGGGTGTCACCGAGGAAGGCCGTGAACATCACTTCGGTCTTCGAGAGGACGATGCCGTGCTCCTTCATGCAGCCGATCGCGGCGTTGGAGACGGCGTCGACCAAGGCGCCTTCATCGGCGGTCAGGATGGCCTTGCCTTCGTTAGCGGTGACAAAGTCCTGCCACGCCTGCTTCCCGTCCTTAGTCCGTTTATCCACTTCTGGGGCGATGGCGTGGGTGGCGTTGTAAGCGTCGAGCCCTTCGAGGGCGAGCTTGTGGACGGCGGTGCCGACCCGGAGAGCCTTGGACTCTTCGCGGGTGCGGGCGAGATACGCCTGGTAGTGAGCGGGGGACTTGAGCAGCTCCTTGGCGCCGCTCTGGTTGAGCGCTTGGATGCCGTCATAGATGACGCGTTCGGTGATGAGGTCGGGCATTGGTGTTCGGTGTTTGGTGTTCTGGGTTGGTGGGAAATTAGAGCAAGGCCATGATGGCCTCGGCACGATCAGGACGGCGGCGCTGGATGGCGGTCACGCACATCACCGACCCGACGACGAAGCGTGAGCAGGCGACCGGGCGTTGAGCGTAGGTCATGCACTTGCCCAGGTTCGACAGGTAGGGACATCGGGCGGGGAGTTCCGCGTACTGGTGGCCGTACAGTTCAAAGACGGAACCCCGAGCCTCGTAGAACTCCGTGGTCATCGGGCTCGCGTCGATAGGGATGAGGATGCTTTCACAGCACGCTCCCTTGCACAGTTCACAGGCTGTCATCTTCGGGGCTGGCTTCTTCGACGGAGGCGGAGATGTGGCGGACATCCTCCAAGGCTTTCTCCGCGGCGTTCTCCATCTGCTCAAGAGTGTTCCGTAGGACGCGCAGCTGGACGACCAGGACATGGACACGGTCATGCAGGGGCTTCACGGCGGCGGCCTCGTCAGCCGTCTCGATTTGATCGCGGAAGACCTGCAACTCCGTGATGGCGGAGCGGTTGAGGTCCGAGAGGGTGATGATGTCGGCGTCGTGCTGTTCGTAGCGTCCGGCGATGTGCTGGACGGTGGCGAGACAGCCCGTGATGTTCTCCACTAGGCGCTTGATGTTGTCGCGGTTGGTCATCGGTTGAAGGCAAGTTCCTTTATTTCCCCGTTCGGGGCAAGCGTGAAGAAGCGGACGTCGGACCGGGAGAGCGACGGGTAGGTCTTGCGCTTCCAGGCGTTGAGCTCCGTAAGGAAGTCGGCGTGCTTGCGGGCCGTGAGCTCGACATAGGGAAAGCCGTCGAGGAAGAGGAGGAGGGCGTATTGGCCCGGGACGGTCTTGGCGATCGTGAGGATGCCTTTGGGGGTGGCGTGGGTGCGGTCCATTTGTTGAGAGAGAAAAGGTAGTCCCAGAAGGACTTGGCCATGGCGAGTTCATTCGCCACGAAGGCGGCCTCAACAGGAGTCAGGCTTCTTTTGATGAAGGCCGTGTTCTTCCTGCTGGGGCCGCGTTGGGTCATTGGCCGGTCTTGGCGTTCTTCCAGCGGGCCACGGTGGCGGTCATCACGGCGCGGGAAATCTGGCAGGTAATCATGCCGGTGCCGAGGATGTCCTCCATTACCCGGGAGAGTTCGTTCCCCGCGTAGCGGAGTTCGCCGATGGTCTGGGCTTGGTTATCGCAGCGCTTCTCGGCAGCGCGGCAGGCGTCCGCCCAGAACTCTTCGTTGTTAGGCATGGTTGCGGGCCTCCTGCCACTCGCGCATGGCGTCCATCAGTTCCTCGGGGGTGACGGACTGGGCGTGTCGGAAGCAATAGGCCAGCGCGTCGCCGGCCTCGCGGAGGGTCTCCAGGCGTTCCTCGAGCTGACGGATGCGGGCGTCCTTGGCGTCGAGCATGTTGCCCTGGTGCATGGCACGCATGGCGGCACTGACCGGGTCGAACGGGTCGAAGTCGGGCTGGCTCATCGGGTGAGGGGGCGAGGGGTGGCAGGGCTAGGGGCGGAGGCCACGGAGGCCGCAGGGCGGAAGCCAGAGGCCACGGCGCCGTCATCGTCGAGGTCGACCGAGATGCCGCAGGCGGTCTGGATGGACTGTCGGCGGATGTAGGTGATGGCTCCGCCGATCTGCTGGGCGGTCAGGCCGTCAGCCTTGACCATCAGTTTGCCGAAGTCGAAGCGTTCGCCGGACGCGTGGAGGAACGCGGTGGACACGCCGACCTTGCCATCTTCGGAGACGAGCGTCTGGATCAGGGCTAGGTCGTGGTCGAGCAGCACCGGCTTGATGGCGTCGAGCAGCGCGTCGAGGGAGACGTACTTGGCCTTGAAGGCCGGGTTGATTTTATTGGCCTTGACGTTGTCGAGCTCAGCGAGCGCGGCGACGAGGGAGCCAGTGGCGGTTTGGGGGGTCTTGGGCTGGGTCATGGTGGGAGATTATTTGGCAGGCTGGTCAGCCTTCGCGACTTCGCCGGCCTTGATGGTGGCCTCGATGTCGGCGAGGGACATACGCGTGTAGCCAGGGACGAAGAGGTTGTAGTAGGTCACGCCGTTGCGGACGGTGGGCGTAAGCAAGCGGGCCACTTTGTGGTCAGGCAGGACGATGTAGGACGAGTCCGCGATGATGCGGTAGTCGGCGGGGAGTTTCGGGTCTTTCTTCATGAGGGGAGAGTTTACAAAAGTCGGGGGGTGTCTGAGTTATGTTAACTCAGTTGATGACGCGGCGGGTGGCGGCGTCGTAGATCAGGAGGGCGTCGGCGTTCCAGAGGGTGACGTCAACGGTCGGGAACAGTTCGGCAGCGCGGGCCTTGAGTTTGTTCTTCCACTGGGTCGTGGTCAGTTCGCCCTTCGTGCCGCAGGTGTGGGCCTTCTGCCAGATGGCCGGGCGGATGCGGTGTATCTTCCAGCCCATGGCGACGGCGGCGCCGTAGAGGACGCCAGTGTTCCACATCAGTTTGCCGATGGCCGAGCCGGGGATGTTTTTGCCGGCGAACAGGGGCGGCTCCTCGAGGAAAAGTTCCGCGTCCTTGGCCTTGCAGCTGAGGTCGGCGAGAAGTTGGCAGACCTCGACATCGGAGCCGGGCATCTTAGCGCATTCGACAGGGTCGCCGTCCACCGACCAGACGATGCCACCGTTCACGCCAGGGTCGATTGCCACGAGGAGGGATGCCATTTGGAAAGACTCTTTAACGCAGGACGGGGGACAAGCGGAAAAGATTGGCGACGCGGAAGGCGTAGTCGTTAGGGCGGAAGGCACGCTCACGGGCGTTCGTCCAGCCGACGTTCCAGACAAGCGCCAGTTGTTCGGGGGTCGGGTCGGTCATGCCGATGCGGTGGAAGTTCGACCTGATCCAGCGGAGGTGGGAGGCGGCGACCATGTCCTGGGCGGTAGCGTCCCGCCACTTCGACCAGGGGAAGAAGTAATGGCCCTCGGCCTTGAGTCGGGCGGAGGCGTCGTCCCATGCCTCCTTGCCGACCTGATACATCCCGCGTTCACCGGCCTTGCCGATGGCCTTGCGGTTATGCCCAGACTCGACCTGAGCCACGGCCTCGAGGAAAGCCGCGTCGGTCTTGGCCTGTGCGTTGAGCCCGAGCAGCAGGAGGGCGACGACGGAGAAGCGCTGGTTTAGGGTCATGGCTGGCCCTTGCCCTCCTTGGCGGCGAGCCAGTTGACGATTGCCTGACGCTTGTCAGAGTTGTCGAAGCAGTCGTCACGTTTGTCTAGAGCGACGATAAGATCATCCCCTGCCTTGCGGAGCCGCTCGACCTCGGCCTTGAGGCGGGCGTTCTCGGCCTGCTCCATATCAAGACACTCACGGCTCTTGCGTTCCTCCTTGGCGATATGGGCTAGGGCTTCTTCGTTGTATGCCTTCAGCCGCTCGACCTCGGCCTTGAGGCGGGTCACTTCATCGGCAATTTTTATTCCAACTTCTGAGGCCAATTTAAGAGCGTCTGCAAGTTCGCCGACCTCGGCCTTGAGGCGGGCGTTCTCGGCGCTTAAATCCACTAGGTGCTTAAGCTTGTTCCAGTCGTCGGATGATTTGTTCATAAAAAGGTCGCTCATACGCGTCTCGGGACTTGTGATCCGGCGACCTCGAAGCCGTCGACTTCGTAGGAGTAGGTGATGCCGACCCAGCCGCCGGCGGCGACGTAAGCCTGGAGCGACACCTTGCTGGCCCCGTCTTCGTGCAGGGCTTCGTGGTAATGGTGCAGGAGCTTCTTCATCCGGGTCGAGGCGATGGCGGCCTTGGCGCTGACCAAGTCACCGCACATCACGCGCTCGTTGATTTCGTAGACTTCGGAGAGCAGGGCGACCATGCCGTCGAGGTGTTTGAAGGCGCTCATTGGGCGTTCAGTTCGGTTACGCGTTCGATGGCCTTGGCCGGGTCTGTCTCGATGACAAACGACTTGGAATGGCCGTCGTAGAGGAATGCCTTACCACGCAGGACTGTCGTTTCCTTGGCCCTGTCGAGGTCAGGATCGGTGTCCTGAAAGTAGAACTTAGCCACGCCTTCAGCCAGGTTAACGTGAGGCACAATCTGCCAGCGAGGGCGGGTCGTATACTTGCCCTTCAGCAGAGCGTCCTGCCGATCGCAGAGGTTGCGCAGGGCGTTCGCGGCGGTGTGCAGGGTGCGGGCGTAGCTCCAGGGAAAGAGCCACCAGAGGCGGGGCTTGTCGTGGGGTCGGATGATGGTCATGGGTTTGTAGGGGCGGTGGGATGGGTCAGGCATGGGAGGCTTTGTAGGCGTCGAGGATGGCTTTGTTGCGGAGGTAGCGGGCCTTGGCGTAAGCCTTGATGCGTTCCCTGTTCCGCAGGTAGTAGTCCTTGCGGTAGCCGGGGTTGCGGGCAATCCAAGCCTCGGTGATGGCGATGACCCGCTCCTTGTTGGCCGCGTAGTAAAGGCGGCGCTTGTACGCTACGATTTCCTTGTCGGTCATGGTCGTGTTACTTCTTGATGTTGTAGGGACCACGGCGCTTGAGGTTGACCCAAGTCGTGCCGGTGATGTCGAGCCACATCCGCAGGGTGCAGACAGTGGTCTCGAGGGCGGCGGCGGCGTCGGCCTGCGTCTTGCCGGCGGCGTTGAGCGCGGCGATCTGCGGGAGGATGGCCTGCAAGCGGTTCGCGGCATAGACGGCCATCGGTCGCTTGAGGGGGATAGGCCGACCAGCGAAGGTGAGGTGGTCGGTGTAGGGGTGGTGTGCGTTGGGCATGGTGGTGGGAAAAAGAGTTTACCAGTTTTCTTTGGTGAAAATGCGGAAGTCGTTCTCGTCGATTTCAGGGAAGAGCGACATCAGGTTCTTGTTGAGGTCGATTTTCCATAGGTTGATGTCGTCGCTTGCCTTGAAGCCGACATGATTGATTTTGCCCTTCTCCCAGACTCCGTAGTTTACGAAGCCTAGGGACTTCCAGAAAGTATTGCTTTCAAGGTCAGTTCGGCAGCGCAAGGTAAACCCTTGGCGGTTGAAGGTTTCGCAGAACTGACGGCAGACATCAATCAAAGCGGTTCCATAGTGCAGACGCCTAGCATCATTCCTCACGGCAATCTGTTGGATTTTGGCATACTTCATTAAGCCTTTGCCAGGAGTGATGAGCACATAGCCGACGGCCTCTTGATTGGCTTCGCAAATAAAGACCACAAAGTTTCGCTCACCACCGAAGACATACTTGTCCCAGACAGTCTTCTGAATGAAGCCAACTGCGTAGGCATTTTCTTTCTGGAGCTTATCAATCAGAAGGGTGTCGGCAATCACTCCATTCCTGACCGAGATGTTCTTAATCGGGTCAGAATAGAGAATGTTGATAAGGCCAGTTGAGCAGTCGAACTTTCCGAGGTTCATAAGATTAGCGGGCGCGTCGGTGGGTGACTTTGGCCTTGAGGGGTTCAGGCCCGTTGATGGCTCGGTAAAGTTCCGGGCCGAAAAAAGTGACGGCTGCGGTCCAGCCAAAGACAATGAGGAAGGTGACGGCGATGAGGGCTTTCATGTGCGTAGGATTAAGAGTTAGATTCGATGAGTTCATTCATCATGCGATTGAACTCTGAGGTGTAGGTGTGATTATACTGCGGAACGAACATCCTCATCTTTTTGCTTTCAGGAAGTTCAATTTTGTATGCAGCACACGCCATCTCGGCGTGCTTGTGAGCAATGACTGCGATTTCTGAGGCGGTGTTAGTGGTCATGTGTTTGTGGTGCGTCAATGAACTTGGCGGACTGTTCCGCATTCGTCAAGCACCTTTCCCAACAAACCCTGCGACCCTCATTCAAGGGTCTAGGATTTTAAGCCCCCAGGTCATAAGGGCCCGCCATGATGAGCGTACCCCTCGCCGGCTAAAGAAGACTCCCCCGTGCCTTTCGGTAGAGGGGAGAGCCGTTATAGGAGTTAAGATGCCACCCTAGCCCGCCCTGTCAAGCGGGCGTTAGACCCCTCTGGCTTGCCCTAGGAGACGCTTTGACGGCGGGAGCGTATGAAGACCGCCACCCCTACCCCAAGGCACCCCACGGCCAAGGCCCACCCAAGGTCGCGGACGGCTTTCAGCGCAAGGGTCGCAGCTGACAGACCTTGCTCGACGCTGACCGAGTCCGACTTGATGCCCGCATCCGTCACGATCATGACCAGGGCGTCCCGAGATTGGAGCAGGTCGAGGACCACGCCGGCGATGTAGGCGGACGCAAACGCCGACAGGCCCGCGAAGGCCGTGAGCAGGCAGACCGCCAAGACGAGGTTACTTCCCCCGCTTGGCTGTTGGCTTCTTGGCTTTGCCTTTCCCATGGGGCTTGGAGGGTTTGCCGGCGACGGCTGCGGCGACTTCCTTTTCTCCGCGGGCTTTGACGTACTTCAGCAGATAGTCCAGACACTCGGGGGCCGCGTAGCCTGCCGCACCGACGACGCCCATCCGCAGGCCCGGGCTTTGGATATGCTCCTGGATGGCGTACCCGACCAAGGCCGCAGTGATCGCGGCGGCACAGACACGGCGCACGACCCAGCCCAGGGACACGGGTTCGGTGGACAGCAGGAGCCGTGCCGTCATCGCAAGGCCACCAAGGATGGAGGCGACGAGGCCGTCCTTGACCTCCTTCGGGATGTCCTCGGGGTTGAAGGGTGCGGCGCTCACGAGATGCGGGGAGGCTTGGCGTTAGGGTTCAAGAGGACGCGGCGGTAGTCCTGAGCCCAGAGCATCTTCGCGAGGGCTTTGCCGGCCTTGTCCACTTCGGGTTCGGAGAGGCCGGGGAAAAGCAGGTGGACCTGCTCATGGCAGAGCACCTCGAGCTGACGCTTCGCACCGAGGCGAGGGTCAATCTCGATGAGGTCTTCGCCGATGGTGGCCTGACCCCATGCACGCTCGCGGCCTAACTTGCGCCAGACGACCTTGACTGGCTTAGGCTTGCGGCGGGACATCGTCGTTAGGCTTGTTGACCGAGTCGCGCACCTTGTCGGCCAGCCACCAAAGGCCAAGGCCGGAGCAGACCAGGAGCGTACCGCCGGCGATGTACTCGAAATACGGCGAGTCGATGATGAAGGGGACGGAACCGCAGAACGCCCCGCACAAGAGCAGCGGGATGCCGATACGCGGTCCCATGAAGGCGGTCGTAAGCGCACCGATCACGGCGAGGCCCGCACCCGTCAGCGTCCAGACGTTGTTCGATGCTTCCTGCTTCACGCGCACGACCTCGGCGGTCAGGTCTTCGATGCGCTTGTCCTTCAGGCCGGAGACTCGCTTGGCTTCGGCTTGGTCGGCCTCCAGCTTGTCCCAGGCACGGTTGACGGCGGTGGCGAGTTTGCGTCCGAACTCCATCTGCTTGGCGTAGTCGATAGGGTCGGCCTTGGTCGCCCGGGCCATAGCGAAGGCCACGTCAGCCTCGGGCGGCTGGGGTAGATAGGACTGGGCTAGGCGGGACTCGGCCACGACCACCTTGGGCTTGTCGGCGTTGCGCTCGATAGCGACGAGGGACGCGGCCACGCGGTGATCCGTCTTGTCGAGGTCTTTGCCTAGGGTCTGGACGACCGAAGGAGTCGTCGGGGCGTCCGGCTGCTTGGGCAGGGGAACGTCCGCCGGCGACGAGCGGAACAGGCTGCACCCGGTCAGGGCCAAGGCGGCGATGACCAGGAGCAGGCGCATGGCTTACTTGCCCTTGAGGGCGTCGAGAGCCTGACGGCCTTTGGCTTCGAGCTCGCTGGCCTTGACGGCGTGCTTGCGGAAGACGAGGGCACCGGCGACGAAGCCGACGAGGAGGGCGAGGAGGTGGGTGATCATGTTATTCGGAGGGGAGGAGTTCGACGCGGACGAGAGGGCCGAGGTCGGCGGGGGTCTGCGGGGTGGCGAAGGTGACGGTGACGCTAGAGCGATCAACCATGCAGCTCTGGAACTCCTTGCCCGGGAAAACGTCTTTGACGATTGCAGGAGGGTTTTCCGATGCGTCCATCTGGGCGTAAAGGATTGAAATCTTATAAGTGCTCATTCGCCAAAGAAAGATTTGAGGGTGTGGACATAGGTCGTGCTTTGACCGCCGGCACCACCAGCAGTCACGACTTCTAGTTGCACCATGCCTCCTGTGCTTACCTTTGTCGTCGGACCTGCGGTAGTAGTCGCAACGGAAGACCCATTGATGAAAAGCGTGACGTTGCCGGTTCCGTCAGAGAATACTTCAACGTCGAAGTTATCGTAAAGGACAGTCTGGAAAGAAGATGTCACGTTGGTCAGGGTCGTGCCATTGTGGACTTGCAGGACTACAAAACCTTGCCCGGTGATCCTGATGCCAATACCCCGGTTGGAAAGGTCGCCAACAGCAGCCCCAGTAGCTTTTCCGATCGTAGCGCGGAAAACCTCGGTCGACACGACAGTATCCATGAACATCCTGAAACTGAACCAGACCGGGTTTGACCAGTTGATGTCGCCATTGTTTGCTCCGCGTGAAAGACCTGCGTTGTTGTTAGAGTTTACGGAAGAATTATTAGTCCTAACCAAAGCACTGCCTGCAACGTTGCTGGCGCCACGCAACCTCCAACTGTAAGGAGGAAATGCTGTAACAGTAGCCCCTGTTCCGCTTACGATTGATTGCATCTCGTAAATGGAGTAAAACGGTTTAGAACCAGGGTGCCAAATCATGTTCTTCACGGCCTCCATCGTGGCGATTTGCGTGGAACGATTGGACAGAGAAGACGTGACTGAAAGAGGGGTTCCAGTAAGCGAAGGGCTGGCGATGTTAGCCTTCAGATTGTCGGCAGTCGTCACGAAGGCCGTCGTGGCGACAGCGGTCGTGTTATTGCCAGCGGTCTGGGTGACGGCAATCGTGCCCGTCGGCAAGGAAGGCGTGCCGGTGAAGGCCGGGCTGGCGAGGTCGGCCTTGTTCGCGGCGCTGGCGATCGTGAAGTAAGTCGAGGCCGCCGAAGCGGTCGTCAGGTAGGACGACATTCCGCTGATTGTCTGGTAGGTCGACGCCGCGGTGGCAGAAGTCAGGTAGGTCGAGGCAGCGTCAGCCGAGGTCAGCAGGCCGAGGGCGCTGAAGGTCTTGTTCTTCCAGAGGTCGGTCGAGGACTCGTAGGCCAGAAGGTCGTTGTTGGCCAGCGTGCCCAACTGAATATCATGGATTTCTCCGAGCTCGTACCCGTTTTGAATGGCGACAAGAATGACGCCCTGCGTAGGGTGAGCACGGACGCAGATGCCGACGTAGACTAGATGCTGGGGGGCGGACGGCTTGGTGGTCGTGTAGGCACCAGCGGTCGTCGGCGAGAGGTACAGCTGCACGCCTTCGGTCAGCGCCGAAGTGTCGATGTTCTCCAGTTCGCCGCGGACGATGACGAAACCGAAGCCGTTGTTCGCGATGGCGGCCTTCGTGAAGCCGAAGGTCTGGGCGGAGTTGGCGTCGTTGTTAGCCTGGGCGAGCGTGATTGTCGGGCGGTTGCCTGTGGCGCCGTTGATATAGACGATGGCCCCGGCAGTGATGGTCGAGCCGGTCTGGTTGCGGACATAGATCTCGAGGTTGCGGGCGTTGGCCGTGCCAGACAGGAGTTCCTGCTGGACGAAGGCGGTCGTGGCGATGGAGGTATCGTTATCCGCAAGGGCCGCCGTCGGGGCGGTGGGGTTGCCCGTGAAGGCCGGGGACGCAAGAGGGGCGTAACCCTGCGCCTTGACGAAGGCCGTGGTGGCGATGCTGGTATCGTTATCGCCGGAGGCCGGGGTCGGGGCCCTCGGGTCGCCCGTGAAGACAGGGGAGGCTTTGGGGGCAAATAAAGTCGTCACCCAAGACTCGGTTGCGATGTTCCGCGTCTCGCTGTCCAAGAATACTTTTAATGTAGAGGGGGTAATGCCTGCGTCATCGTAAACCCACAGGTCGCCGTTCTCCGGGGAGTCAGGGTCGGCAGAAGTCGTACCGATGTTAAATCCAGCAAAGTCACCAGCAATGCCAGGGACGGTGACGCGGCCCGTGAAGTTAGCCCCAGAGAGCAGCGCATAGCCAGACAGGTTCAGCGTGACCCAGTCTGTGTTATAGTCGACGCCGTCAATCTTCTGGAGGTACTGACCAGCCGTGCCGCCAGCAGGCACGCCAACGCCAGGAGCGCCGGGACTGCCAGCGGGGCCAGGGACGCCGACCGAACCAGAGAGGGTGCCGGGGACGATGCCCGAGACCGTGCCCGTGATGGTCGACTGGTCCGCCGCAAACGTGCCGGAGATGGTCCCGAAGGTCGAGGCCGTGGACGTGATGATCGCGTCGGGCATGGCTCAGACCGTTACGGCGTCGATAACCTGGATACGGAAGATTTCGGAGCGGCTGACGGTCGAGCCGGGAAAGACGAATTTCACGTCCCAGCGACCGACGCCGATGGCCCAGTCCGCCGTCGAGCCCGTGTAGGCCACGGTGAAGGACAGGCCGTCGCCCGCCTTTGTGACGGTCATCGCGTACTGGTTGAACTGCTTGTCCTCGAAGGTCGAGGTGATCGTGGTCGTCAGGAGGTTGGCCGGACCAGAAGCACCCGGCGTCCAGGAGAAGACGCAGGCGAAGGTGTTGCCCCTCGAGATGGTTACGGTGTTAGGACAGCTCATCGGGTCTTAAACTTGCCCCGATTGGAAGGGGGGGGTCTATCAGGAGATGTCCTCGAACCATTCCATGTCGGTCACGGGGCTTGTGCCGTCTATTCCTGCGGCTTGGCCCGCGTCGAACGCGTCAATGATCAGGACGAAGGAACTGGTACTGGTCTGTACGGTTTTGCCGACCATGTTTTCTGGGTACGGGTCTGGGAAGCCGCCGGCAATGAAGAAGTCCTCGATGGGCGCTGTATTCTCAGAGAAGTTAATTTCAGGACCGCCGACCCCAGTGGCACGCCTCAACAGTCCGTTGCCTTCAATGGTCTTCATGTACTTTGTTCCGGCTGGGTACTCGATATTATAATCTCCAATTTTAACCGTCAGAGGCGGAGCGTCGAAATTATTTACGACGTCGCGAAGAGAGCCCCAAGTAGAAACTGAACTTGTGCCGATGAAGTCTCCCATCAGATGCGGGCGTAATAGTATTTGGCCGTCGTCGTTCCTAGCTTGATGCGGTCGCCCCAGAGGGAGCCGTAGACATATTGAAATAGCGCACCAGAGGTCGGGGCCGAGGAAGAGTCCATCTCGAACTTCGCGAGCAACACATATCCATAGGTGTCCGTGTCGGTCAGTTGGACGTCCGACGAAATGATTTTAGGGTATGGAGTGTTAGCCAGGTTAGTGTCTGGAAAGTTGTAGGGCGAGGTCGTGCTGACTCCTGCGCGCAAATAGATCCACGACTCCTCGGTCGACGTGTTGATGGACAATTGCCCGGTAGGTGGGTTTGCTACGCCTGCCGTAGTGCGGTCAAGAAGTACCTCCGTAGCCGTAATGACGTCTTGGATTTCAGGAACGATATTGTTCAGCGTACCGCTGACTACCTGGTATCGAAAGTTAGAGCCAGACGGTCCGATTGGGATGACCTTGAACGGATGTTTCGTGCTGACTTCGCTTTCAGACGGGAAAGGGCTGGTCGTGTTGATGGTGAAGCCGTAGCCCCCAGAGGTGAAGCCGTAACCTGAACCTGGTTGGATTCTGCTCATCAGACGGCGGAGTAGACTTCAGCCGGATACCCTTCGCGGTTATAACGGATCTCGTAATTGACCTTAAAGATTTTAGGGGTGCCAGAGGGCTGCACGCAGTAGTCCTCAAATGACACTTGTGAGAGCATAATGGTCGGGCGGACGGCGCCTTTGACCGAGGCCGTCCAGGTAGTCCCAAGGTGGTCAGGCAGGAGCTTAGTGCCGGAGAAGGCGTTTGACGTGCTGGTCTTGCCGACGGCTGCACGCAGGTTAGTCACCACGCTCACTTGGGTGGTGTAGACACAGCCAGAGAAAGAGGTGGTCGGGGCAAGATACTGATTCTTTCCGTAGAAATACTGCTTGTCGACGGTCGAGGAATCGAGGAAACCGACGAAGCCGCCAGCGTTGGTGGTCGTGCCTTTAAAGTGAGCGCCGTAGACGCCCCCGACCTTGTAGTCCGGGTTGATGGTCGAGGCCGTGAAGGTCGTTCCATTGCCGGCGATGGCGGTCGTGAAGCCAGTCGAAGGGCCGAAGAAGTTGGGGTGGGTCGTGATGTGCTCAGAGGTCAGGCCGTGCGAGGCCGTCACGTTCGGGCGGGTAGTGTCGCCGATTGCGCTGTTGATGCCGACATAGTCAGCGGTGACTTGATCTACTTCCAGCGTTCCACGGACCAGCGAGAACTTGTGCACGAACAGGTCGGAATACTGCGGGTGCACCTGGCCGCCGACGATGGAAGTCCCAGCGACGGACTGATCGAGCTGATAGATGCCCTTGGCAGTCAAGAGTCCGTAGCCGTCTGTCTCGTAACTTGAGCCAGGCTGGAGGAACTTTGCCGTCAGTGCGTTTCCTTTTTTAACGATAGCCATAATTATTTTTTCTTGGTTAGAAGGGCGGCGCGAGATGGGGAAGCGTTAGCCGGTGTATCTGGCGTCGCGCCCTTATTGGTTAAGTCTGCGGACGGTGTTCCTGTACCCTGAGAGGCCATGATCTGCAGGCAGGCCAGTTGCTCGCGGGCGATGGCCTGCTGTTCCTGGAGGGCCGTCACGACCGGGTTAGCGCCGACGCCAATGACGTTGCCGGACATTGAGGTTGGCAACGAACTAGAGGACGGCGTGCTGACAACGTCTTTGCCGGCCTTGCGGGCATCCTGCTCTTGTTTCTTAGCCGTCTCTGCGGCTTTCTTTTGTTTCTCCTGGGTCTCTTCCCACTGAAGGGCTGCCTTTCCTTCGGTAGACTGTGACCACAAATCAAAGGCCCGCTTCTGGACGTCCTCCTGCTTGGACATATTGGTCGTGAAAAACGGGTTGATGAGGTAGTTCCCAAGGTTCTCCCAGATCAGTTCCTTGCGGAGCTTCTTTCCTTCCTCGTTTTGCTTGAGGAATTGTTCGGTCACTTCGGCGCGTCCGGCCTTGGCGGATTCGCTTTCTTTCTGGCGCTCGTTCCTTTCCTTGAAAAACGCCGCCATGCGACGCTCATGGGCAGAGACGAACATACTGTCTCCCCTGGCCATCAGATCGAGTCCTTCCTTTGCGTTGCGCTTAGCCTCTTCGATGGCTCCAGAGATGTAGCTGATGGTGGACTGAAGGATGACCATCGGGGCGGCAAAGCCTAGGAAGATGTCTTTGAAGGACGTCGAGAACTTCTTCTGGATGTCCTCGACCTGTTTGGCAAATCCGGTCGTTGCCGTCTTGGCCTTGTCCATGGCCTGCGGGACGTCGGAGGTCGTCTTGATGTTAACCTCTAGGGATTGGCTCATCGGTTGTTTCCTTTGCAGGATTGGAAGGGGTCGCGGCGGCCTGTTCTTTGGCTTCTTCCTCGGCCATGAAGGCTTCCTCCTCGGGCGACATGATAGCTACGTCCGCCCCCTTGCGGATAGCCAGGGCGGAGTTGAGCCAGATGGCCTGACACTCCGGCATTTCCCATGCCCGCTTTTCTGGGATGCCGTTTGCGATGAGGTTGGCCACGATGGACAGGGGCCAAGGCACCCCCTTGTCGCCGCCCCCTGACTTGGTCTTGTTCTGCTCCCAAAACTTGGGCCAGTCCTGGACGAGGATGTAGCCGGCGAAGGCTTCCAGCAGGCGCTCAAACTTGGCAGGGCTTCGGGATAAGGCTAGGATGCGTAACTGATCTAACCATCCCATGCGGTCCCCAAGCGGTTCTTCGGCGCAGACCTTGCAGGCGAAGAGCAGATCAGCGGGGCTGATGCCGCGAGAGCCTGTCACCAGCGGGGAGTCAAAAGCCATCAGGCGCACCCGGTACTTCAGGCACCAGGGGTAAAGCAAACGACCCAGCAGCCGAAAGGGCGCCGGGTCGACGTAGGCATTTAAGAAGCGGCGGTCCACTTCCTTGATGCTACCCCCTTTGCGGGGAAGTCAATTAGTAGGTAATGCCTTCGAAGTCGACCGCAGTGACGGACACCGAAGTAAAGCCCTTCGAAGAGCCCTTGTCGTCGACCTTTGTGATGACTCCAGAAAAGGAAGCCGAAGCCGTGCCGCCGGGGTAAGCCGAAGAGGTATTGACCGTGAAGGAGAGCGTTGCGCCGAGAACGGGAATTGAGCCAGTCTTGGCGATGCCTTCGATGGTGATCTCCGACTTGCGGTCGTCCAGGCGGTGAGTGACCGTGATACCGGCCTCGTTCACAACCATCGACTCGGCGTTGAAGGAGGACGAGAGGCTGTAGCTCTGGACAAAGAGGTTAGAGACAGTACCCGCGATACCGTAAACGCAGGTGGTTCCGTTAGAGATGGCGGCCATTTGAATATGCAGGGTTTGGAAGGTTACGCGGCAGGCAGGACCACCAGCACGTCAAAGGAGAAAGCCGTCGCCCAGGAGCGTTCGTCGATGCCCTCGTCCTCGGAGCCGATGGTGACGTCGTAGCAGGTCGCGTCGGTGCTGGCGACGAAGGCCGCCTTGATGCTGGTCAGGTCACGCATATTGCCGGACAGGGCGGCGCAGCGGGCACGGTGATCGGCGAGGGTCGTGTCGTCGGCGTTGGAGAAAAGGGTGATGCGGACCGAGCAGGAGTAGTTGCCTTCGCCTTCGGGAAGGTCGGCAGGGTTGCGGGCCGAGTCGCAGAGGACCACGGCCTTGGGCAAGGTCTGGGTCGCGGCGCTGTCCCCGGTCAGGAAGGTTACGGTTGTCAGGCCAGTCTGGGTCGAGAGGTAGGTGGCGAGGGTAGACTCGACGATGTGCCGGATGCTCTTGGTGCCCATTTCCTTTGCCCGTTATGGGAGGTTAGACGCCGTTACGCCGCTTCATGCGCTCGATGTACGCCTTCAGGTCTGCGGCCATCTGCTTCTCTCGGTTAGCCAGGGATAGGTTCACGGCATCGGCCTCGGTCGCCACGGCGTTGATATTGCCGATAAGGTTGCCGATGGTGATCATGTATTCCTTGCTCGTCTCGACGACGCGGGAGTATCCGCCAGCCCCGGCGTGGCGGGCGATGTAGGTCGCCTTGCGGAGGTCGGCCCCGTAGTTGATTGGGCCGTTCTTGCCGGAGGGCATAGGCAGGGTGAGCAGTGAGCGCAGCCAGCCAGCCTTGACGCGTCCCACTTCGACCTGACGCGTCCTGACGTAGTCGTCGAGGGCCTGCTTGCTTTCGACGAGCTGACGGGGTTGGCCGATGCGCTGACCCTTCTTGATGCGTCCGCCGAACTTGCCCTTGATGGCGTTGTGCTCGCCCTTGATGTCGGTGACCGTGTTGAAGCCGTAGGTGTTCGAGTTGACAGGGACGCGGGCAAGGTAGTTCTTGGCCTTCAGGAACGCCCGGTCGTAGTTCGGGTCGTTAAGGATACGCGTCATGATCGGCGAAATGCTCAGGGACTCGAGGCTGGACTTGCGGACAAGCTTGTCGAATGCCGCCCGGTTGTTTGTCTGCGTGGCGTGGGAAAGGCTGCGGAAGACGATAGCCTTCTGGCTGTTCGGGTTGCGGTCCCCGATGGCGATGAACATCTTCCGCGTGTCTCCGGCGATGGCTTGATTGCCAGCCGTCTCGGCCTTCTTGCTCAGGCCCCCGCCCCCGCCCTTGACCAGTGGGGGCGTGAAGCGGGCCATGTCTTCGCAGATGAGCGCGGCCTGTTTCTTGGCCGTGTCCTTCTCGGCGGTGCCCGTCTCAGCTGAGAGGCGCCGCAAGGTGGCCATGAAGTCATTCATGGACTTAGGGTTCACGGTGACCGTCACCATGGCCTTACTGGTTGTCGTCGATGACGAGGAGAGTGACCCATGCCGACCCGGGCTTGTAGGTCTGGGTCGTGATGCGGACGGTCTTCCCGCCGGCCACGATCTTCTTGCCCTGCCCTAGGGACGGGATGACGGCACCCGAGGCGATGATGGCAGCCGATGCCCCAATAGACCCATCTGGGAGGCTCCAGGAGGCCGTTACAGCGGGGAGCCTGACACTATACTGGGTCCGCTCCATATACCCCCCTGACTCGAGCACCGTGGCGACCGCAGGGTCGGAGATGAGGCAGGAGAAGGTGATGGCCCCGGAGTTGGCCGACCCGGCCACGCCGAAGTCCGCGATCATCTCCTTCGCGTCAGCCAGAAACTCAGAGTAGAGACTCATCTGTAATTGCCCGATTTGGTAGGACACAAAAAAAGACCCCCATTTCTGGGGGCCTTGTCTGTCGTCTCTTGGCCGCTATTAGGCGGTCTTGAGGCGGTGGAGGGAGGTCGCGCGACCGACAGCGGCACCGAAGAGCAGCGTGGCGGTGACGTTGTAGTAGCCGCTCTGCTCCTGGCCCATGAGGACCTGGACGCCGAGGCCGGTGTCGGCGTCGACAGCGTTGGCGACTTCGAAGCCCGGGATTTCGGACATCGGGAGGGCCGAGGCCACAGCGATGGCGTCAGCGCCGCAGGCGAAGCCAGCGAGGTTTTCGCTGTTCGTCGGGAGGCTGGACCACTGGTAGACAGCGGCGCCAGCGAGGGTGCCGATCTGGCCGGAGGTCAGGATGCCAGCACCGAGGACGGAGTTGCCGATGATGGTCGCGTCGCCGAGGAGGCCGTTCGCGTAGGTCGAGTTCAGGATGAACGCGCGGGGTTCAGCGGCCTTGGCGGCGTCGAGGACACCCTTGGCGGTGACGACTTCGGCGTAGGTCAGGGCAGCGCCGGTGTCCACGTTGGACGAGTAGTTGGCGTTCGTGATGAGGGCGCCGACTTCAGCGAGGCACTTTTCAGCGAGGGCGTTGGCGGCGGTCGGGACGAAGGCGTTCGAGAGGAACTGAGCGCCATACATCTTGACGTCGAGGGGTGAGAAGCGGGACGAAACCTTAAAATGTTTTAGAGTGACATTGGCCGCCTGAATTACGGCGTCGTCCTGGGTGAGGTAGCCGCCGGTGGAAAATTCCGTGGCGGTGGACGTGCCGATCAGGGGGACCTGAACGGTCTTGCCGGCACCCGACTCAGCGGCGGTAAAGACGCTGGAGAAGGCGCGGAGCGCGGGGAGCTTGCCCTTGAGGGAAGCGATAACCGACTCGGCCAGGATGGACGGAGCGGCGACGATGGAGTTAGCCATATGTGTTTATTGGGTGAGGGTTAAGGGAAAATCAGAGAGCAGCCTTGATGATGGCGTGCTTGTGGGTCGCGAAGTATTCGTTGCGCTCCTTGGAGCCGACCGGGAGGGACATGAAGACCGCGAGATGGTCGACGGCCTCGGCGGACGGCTTGGCGTCGGCAGGGCTGATTTCGACCGGGGAGACGCCGACGGAGGCCACGATCTTGGCGGCTTCCTTGGAGGCGTTGACCTTGCTGGCTTCGAGCGAGGCGACCATCGCCTTGAAGCCTTCGACTTCCTTGGCGGCCACTTCGAGGGCGGCGGTCAGTTCGGCGAGCTTGGCGTCCTTGGACGCGGCTTCGACCTTGAGGGACTCGAGCTCGGAGGCGGCGCCCACGGTGAGTTTCTCGACGGTGGCACGGAGGTCGTCGCGCTCGGCGGTGACGCCCGAGATGGCGGCGGTGGCTTCGAGGAGCTGTTCTTCGATGGTCATCTTGTTATTGCGAAGGTTGGAATTAGAACGAGCGCAGGGCGTCGTTGAAAGAGTCTGCCAGCCCGGTCACTAAGCCCTGGGCGGCGGCCTGCTTGCCGGAGAAGGTCTGGCCTTCCATGGCTTCGGCCTTCACCATCTTGCGCTTCATGTTCACGGCTTCCTTGAACTCGGCGTGGATCGTGTCGACGCCTTCCTGCAGGTTGCTCATCTGGCCTTCGTCGAGGCTCGTGCCTTCGATGCCGGCGCCCTTGAACTTGCCGGACTTGATGACGACCATCTTGATACCCTGCATTTTGGCGGCTTCGGAGTAGTCAGGAATGGCCATGTAGACGCCGATGGAGCCGACAGTGGACGAGGGGGAGGCCACGACGCGGTCGGCAGCGGACCCAATCCAATAGGCGGCGGAGGCCATCTCGGAGTCCGTGTAGGCGAGGGTCGGCTTGCTTAGGTTGCGGACTTTGTTGGCCAGTTCTTCGACACCCGTGACTGTGCCACCAGGGGAGGAGATTTGCAGGGCGACCTTCTCGACCGCAGGGTCGGAGGCGAAAGCGTCAAGGGCTTCGGAGATGTCGTTAATGTCAGCGACTCCCATCATCTTCTCCAGTGGGGAAGCACCCTTGGAAATGATGCCCACCACTGGCACGATCCCGATGCCGTCGACGACGTAAGGCTTAGGGGCCACGCCGAAGAGCTGGGCGAGCATATCCGTAAAGCCGAACTTCTCGGCCAGAGCGGCATGGTCTTTAGCGCGAGCCGGGTCGATGAGGAGGGCTTCCCGGCCAGACAAGCCATTGAGGAGGAATCGGGGCATAAGATTAGGAATTGGGTTCGTCGAGCTCTTCAGGTTCTTCCTGATCGGCGGGCTCGTCTTCGCCTTCGGCCTCCGGGCCTTCCATGACGTCGCCGCCAATCGTGCCGACAGGGGTGTTCGACGGACGGAAGAGCAGCTCGAAGGGGATGCCGTACTGAGCCGCCAAGTCCTTGATGTGGACCATGTCGGAGGCTCGCTTCGCCATCTCGGAGCGGAAGTCTAGACCGCGCTGGGCGTAGAGTTCGGACATTGAGAGCAGGCCCATCTCGACGTCGGCCCGGTCGTTCGCGGCTTCACGGCCAGCGTCGACAGTGACGGACTTCGGGGTGGTCCAGGAAACTTGGTTCCACTGCGGGTCGTCGGGGAGTTCGCCGGCGGCGATGCCCTGCCCGATGATGTAGCCCCAAGTTGGGACGCAGAAGTTCTCGATGATGATGCTCTGATACTTGCCGAACACGCGGCCAGCCTTGGCGGTGATCAGGCGGACGGTAGCGCCGCCGAGCTTGGACGAGTCGCTGACGAACTCGTAAGGGAGCACGCCCATGCTGATGTCGCGCTCGAGGGCGGACAGGAAGCCGGTGAAGGTGGCGTTGGGGCGGTTGCTCTGGAAGGACGTCATGTCCTCCCCGGGTTCAAGGGCGATGAGTTTGCCGCCCATCGTGTTGGCGAGGTTGGCGTAGGAGCCGTTGACGACCGCGCCGAGTTCGCCGGCCATGTCGCCGTCAAGGACGCCGCCCGTCTTCTTGATGATGCGGGTCACGTCGCCGTTGTCCTTCACGGCCTGCTTCTCGAGGGCGAGGATTTCCATCTCGTCCTGGATGGAGTTGATGGAGTGCTGGAGCAGGGGGACGCCACGGGCGCCGCTCGCGTACTCCTGGTCGACGACCATCATCATGGACTGGGCCAAGATTTGGCGGGACGAGCCGTCCGAGCGGTAGATGTTTACGGCGATGTATTCGCCATAGGGACCGAACTGAATGCCGTCGTGCATCCCTTCGGGCACCTTGCCCTCAAGAGGGTCGCCGACGCGGTGGGCTTCCATCAGCTGAATCTTGGCTTCGCCGGCGCCGTTGCGGACCTTGGCGGCGAACGAGTCACCGTCGCGGATCATGCCGCGCAGGAGGATGGACTGAGCCTGGTAAAACGAGAAGCGGTTCGTGATGTCGATGCGCTTGGCCTTCTCCGCGAAGTAAGCCTCGTAGCGTTCCTGCATCTCCGGGGTGCTCGCGTGGGACTGAGGCTTGATGCCGTCGCCCACGGTGTAGAGGCACATATCCGCGAGGATCTGCTTGAACAGGCCAGAGTTGCGCTCCGCCCAGCGGCACTTCCGCATCATCGTGAGGCGGTCGTAGGGCGTCAGGTCGCGGCGAAGGTCACGCGGTTCAGCGCCGTAGGCCGAACGGCGGGCACGCGTCACGCCGATGGACTGCCAATCGCCGTAGGAAGCCTGCGGAGCAGGGGCGGCAGGCGTGGCCTTGGGCGTCTTAGGACGCAGGCTGACGGTCTTAATCTTCTTGCGGATGGCCATGGAAATTAGTCCTGACGGTTCTGCCAGTCGGTCGAGATGATCGTGCGACGATAGCCGTAGGTGGCAGGGTCTAGCCTCGATAGGGCCAGTAGGGCCTCGCTCAACATTTCTTTGGCGGGCAAGACCATCTGGCGGCTGGCGCTCGAACCGCTGTCAGAGTAACTCATGAGGGTCTTCCCCTCAGTAATTAGGGCGACAGCCTTCTCCTTGATCGCAAGGAGTTCGCATTCAGTGAGGCCGATGAATAGTCCTTGAGCCATTTAAACTTGCCGAGAATGGAAGCCGTAGAGGGGGTACGCCGCCCAGCCCACGCCATGAGTCTCTTCCTCCCACGACACTAAACGGCGTACCCTTGCTGATAGCGTGCCAAGGGTCATTCGGAAGGCAAGTCGGTTTCGGAGGTTTCCCGCCCGGCGATGCCCCAGCGGACCGCGGCCAGAAGGGCGAGGATTTCGCAGTCCATGGCGTGGTTGTCCTTCTTGCCCTGGGGAAGTATCCACATGGGCTTGCCGGTCCGCTTGTCCTTGATGCGGACTTCAGCGCTGAGCTGCTCGACGTACTCGGGGGTGGCGTCTAGGGCGTAGCTCCAGACGCGGCGAGCCCGGAGGCCGTGCAGGAGGTCTTTGCCGGCGGTGGCCGAGTGGACGATCAGGATGGCCCGCTGCGGGATGCCAGGGACGACGATAGACTGCTTCTCGGAATAGAAGCGGCGGGTCGTCTGGCCGTCCTTGGAGGTCACGGCGAAGTCGTCGGAGCCCGAGCCCTTGGCCGTCTTCCAGTTGCGCTTGGCCGTCTCGCGGTAGACCTCCTGCGTATTGTCGCCGGAGTCGACGAGCACCAGAGCCTGATGCACCCCATGCTGCTTGGCGTAGGCTTCGACGTTGCCCCAAGAGTCGATGCGGGCGAAGGCCATGAGGCGGCTATGCCCGGTCTTCGACCAACGGCGGACGACCACCCAGAAGTGGCCGCGCTGAACGTCGACGCCCATCGTGCGGAAAGGGATGCTCCCGGTCGGTGCGCCCTCGCGGTCGGCCACCTTGGCCTTCGGGGTGATCACGGCCTCCGCGTCCCAGTCGTCGGACATCTTGTAGTTGGCTGCCTCGGCGAGTGAGACCATCTCACCGCCCTCTTCGCTCCAGGGAAGGGCTAGCCGCTTCTGCTTGAAGATGCGTCGCGGTTCCTCGTCGCCGTATTCGTCCGCCGATGCCTTGGCCTTCAGCATCAGGACGCCGAGCTCGCCCCAGCTCATCGAGGCCAGCGAGTTCCAATGCAGACCGATGTGCCCGGAGTTGGACGAGGTGGCCGTGGCTACAAACGCACCACGCGCGTTGGCCTCGAGACGGGAAGCGTTCGTGTCGGGCAGGTGCGTCCGACATCCCGCGCACTCGTAGGTCGTGCCGACGCTGACCTTGTGCAAGTCCCATGTGCCCGTCGCCTTTGCGTCCTCGGGGAACCTGATCTGTTCCCACAGCCAGGGCTGAAGGTGGTCGCACTTCGGGCAACGCATATTCCAGTCACGCTGGTCGGTGCCTTCGTGCAGCTGATGGAACTCCTGACCAGCCGAACCCCCTTGGGACATGAACACCCGCTTGCCCATCCAGCCGAACGCCGTCACGCGCGCGCTTGCTTCGGCCAAGTGTCCGGGCGGCGCCATCCAGCACTCGTCGGCGATGACGTAGCGCAAGGACAGGCGCTGAAGGTTCGCCTCGTTCCAGATGCCGCGACAGTAAAGCGTCATGCGGTCGAAGTCCGCAGTCGTCGAGCGGTCAAGGTCTTCGAGGGAAAGCCGTGCCTTGACGGGCGGGCAGTTGTTCCAGACCGGGCGGAGGTAACGCAGGGCGAAGTCCTTGGCCTCTGGGTCGGTGGCCTGCAAGAGCATCGTCGGCCCAGGAGCGTTGGCGATGATGTGGCAGGTGAGCAGGCGGGCGAACAGCGACTTGCCCGACTGGATGCTGGCAAGGATGGTCAGCAGTTTCGTCTCGGGGTCTGCGGCCAAGCGCAAACTCTCGGCGATCCACGGCGTGCGGTCGGAACGGAACGGCCCGGGCATAGGCGAGTCAGGGATGGCGTGCACGTTGTCCTCGAGCCACTCTACTACGTCACCCGAGTCGGACGGACGCAGGACTTCCCGACCGATGCGTAGGAGGTCGGACTTATTCATGTGTCGAGCCCGTGCTCCTTCAGCAGTTTCCAGAGTCGGTCAGAGAAGGTCGACCACTTGGGCCGCTTGTCCTTGAACGGACGCGAAGGCTTCGGCATCGGCTTTCGCTTGGGCTTACGCTTCTTCATCTTGGGACAGTTCGGCCTTTACCCGACGCACCCAAGCCTCGAGCACCTTGACCGCCTTGGCCGGGTTCTCCGGGTTGCACCCTTCCGCCGCGTCGAGGGCCAGCTTGTCGAGACGGTTGACCATCGTCGCCGCTAACTCGCGCATGGCTTCGCCGGCTTCGCGGGACGAGATGTAGTCCTTGGCCAGGATGAGTCGGCGTTCCTGCTCTTCCTCGAGTGCGACGAGGGTTTTGAGGGAGGCGTTATAACTGCTCTGGTATTTGCTTTGGTTGGGGTCGCCCCCTTCCATGGCCGCCTGCCAGACGCCGCGTGCCCTGGTCACAAGTCTGCGGTGTTCGCCGATTGTGTCGGCCAGCGTGCCGTCGTCGAGCTGAGCGGGTGCGGCCTTCGGGGCTTGGGCACGTTGCACGGTCGCCCGGGCTTCACGCCATGCCTTTGCCGCGTCGATGGAGTCGGTCGGCATTCCCTCCTTGCGCAAGACCGAGATGCGTTGACCCGTCACGCCAAGGGCCAAACCCAGTTCTGAGTTGGTCAGGGTTTTGGCCATGTTTGTGAAATCCCCTGTTTCTGCTCATCGGCTCTGTGAAAAAGAGCCGTGGTGTCGGGCCA